TCCTGGTTTTCCTCTTTCAGTTTACGATTTATTGCCTCTTTGTCAGGAACAATCAATACCACGGTATAGGGGTTCTGGTTATTATAGAGCATACATTGGTCAATATATGGTGATTGATCAGTAAATGCTTCCTCTATTCCTTCCGGACTGTATTTTTCACCGTCATCAGATATCAGCAAACTTTTGAAACGACCAAGGACATAAAGAAAACCATCGTGATCCATATAACCCATATCGCCGGTATACAGCCAGCCATTTTTTAAAGTTGATTTTGTTGCTTCTTCATTTTTCCAGTATCCAACCATTACATTGTCACCTTTAACAATTATCTCACCTTTTTTACCAACAGGAAGTTTATTTCCATTTTCGTCACATATTTTCAGTTCAAGATTTTGCACCAGGAATCCTGAGGATCCGAGCTTATGACGTTCCAGGGCATTTCCACTAATAATGGGCGCCGCTTCAGTAAGTCCGTATCCCTGGAACATCGGCATACCAATAGCGTAGAAAAACCTCTGTAGTTCAATGTCCAAAAGGGCGCCACCACCAATAAAGAAATCGATCTTTCCGCCAAATCCTTCCCGTATTTTTGAAAACAGGATCTTATCGTATAAAAAGAGTAGAGGTTTTTTAAGTATCTGTAGCCCTTTCCCTTTATTAATGCCTTCTTTATTATATGAATAGGATAATTTCAAAGCATGATTGAATAGTTTTTCAATAACCGGTCCTTTAGCACTGATATTCTTTTCGATATTTTTCCTGAAGTTCTTTGCCAGTGCAGGAACACTCATAAGAAGGCTGGGTTTGATTTCCTTAATATTTCCCGGTATGTTTTTTCGTGTTTCAAATCCCGTTTTTCCAACCTTAACAGATGCAACACTTGCTCCTTTTCCCATAAAACTGTATAATCCTGCCGTGTGTGCAAAAAGAATGATCCCAAGGTAGTATAAGCAATGTGCAATATTCGGGAGGGATATCCATCAGTGTATATGCCTGTTCAACGTTTGCAACATAATTCTTATGTGATAGTATTATACCTTTCGGGTCGGCAGTGGTTCCTGAAGTATAACAGATATTAGCATAATCATCAGGAATTAATGATTGCCACCTGTTATCAAACTCTTTGCTTTTCGTTGCAAGATATTCCTCTCCTTTTTTCTCCCACATAAAAACATTATCAGAAAATTTGTTTACGCTCTCTTCTAAGAACTGTATGATTGTTTTCATTTAATGATTGATTAGTTAACATCTTTGCAAGATACGAAAAAGATGGAAGAATGGAATAGAGGGAATAGGCCATTTAAGGTTGTAAATATTAGCTTTCCATTCGTCTTTAACGCATTTGCGGCATTTTGAAGTATCTGAAAGTTCATTTCATCAGTTTCCATTTAGAGGAAAACCACCTTCACATAACATGATTACTAAATCAAATATATTTGAAAAATGAGCCGTCATAGTAGCCGTCGTCTAATGGATTAATGGATTTAGGGATAGATATGTTAAAAGTGCGGTCTGTAAAGGGAATTTTTATATTCAATATAGACATCATCTCCCTTTGTAGGAATATATTATATAATAACACGATTAGTTACTTTGTGTCAAATGATATATTATTGTTTATCAGGTACATAAAAATATGGCACGCCCTCGGTATAAAATATCGTATACATAACATACCTGAAAGCATCCATCATATGATCTACCCCTTTATTCGGCTCTTCTTTTGCAATACCATCTCTGTCTTTTTTTCCTCTCATTACCCTTCTATCTCTTTTTTAATATTCTGGCTACTTTCGGTTATCAGTATTTCAAATTGATTAATAAAATCTATCCCTGCTATAACTGACCCTTTACCCTTATTAGCACCTTCGATATAATTATAACCATAATCATTGTTTAATTCATCTATTTTATCGGGTGCTTCACTATCGGCAATGACTCTTTTGGTTTCAATTCCGGTCCCTTCCATTTCTTCTGCAAACATTTTAGTGGTGTATCGTGTTTTGTAAAATTCCTCATGGAGATATATTTTCCTCTTTTCCATATCTACTACAACTTTAAGGCACGCCTGCGGTGCTATGTATCCAAAGTCAAGACCATAAATCGGCTCGTCAGTTGTTGGAAATTCGCTATCAGGTATCATTCGCCAGTTGGTTATAGATGGCATTTTCAAGCTGTCCATACTGGCCCAGGGTATAGACTATTCGGTTATTCCCGGTGTAGCTTTCAAGTAGCCTGACATAGGCTTTATCATTCTTGATAAATATATTGTCTTTGTAGGTGGTAGTGATTATACAAATATCTTCTTTGTCCTGCTCGGTTATATTCTCAAAGAATCTTTTATAAGTCCAATTAGCCTTCAGAATCGGATTATACGTGAGGATTATTTGCATGTAGGTATTGAATATACCCCGAAGCCGTCTGTCCACTTCTTCAAAGTCTTTCATCTTTAGTTCTGTGGCTTCTTCTACCCAGACGCCTGTAATCCCCTCCATACTCTTTAGCTTTTCGGGGTCATCAACGCCACAAAACAAAATAGTGTTTCCATTGCTCTTGAAGGTAATTGACATATCAGTCTTGTTTATCTTAAATAATTTAGATAAATCCCATTTAATTATATAGTCCTGGAATAGCTGGAAGACTGATTTTCGGAGTGTATCTTTTACTTTACGGATAACTAAAAAGCGGTGACCTTCTTCAGTCATTGTGCGGTAGAGGATTTTCTGACATGCCCAATGACTTTTTCCGCTGCCGGCTCCGCCTTTTAATACAAGATATCTTTTCTTGATATATAGCAGTCGCCGGTATATCGGGTTTAGTAGGTGTTCAAAATAGGTTATATTGATAACGGTTTCAGTCATGTTTATTCTTCTTTATCTTCTGGTTTTTCTTTCTTCCCTAATAATATAACTTTCCTGATTTCCTCATGCTTTTCAGCAGGGTAAATACCCATAATTTTCGCCTCTTCACGAGCTATATCAAAGGCAAGTTTATAATCGCCATCAGTCATTGCTTTATCTTTTAAATCTCTATTCTGTGTTACATGATAGGCAATTCCATCACCCTTTAATTTCTCGAAATATTTTTTCCATTCGGCACGTGCTTCTCTTATGTACTTATAGGCTTGTGCTTTGCTAACTTTCCATTTATCTATTATGAATTCTACAATAAACGAAGTTGGTTTCCGCCTCAATAAAAGACTTACTGCATATATCCTTTTTTGATATTCTACTTTGTCAGCTTCTTTTTTAGTCCATTAGTTATCACTGCCTTTTTAATTAATCCTCTCTATCATTTTATATCTTTTTTTACTTTAGTCAATTAACTACAATCTTCATAACTTCTTCAACGCTTCGGACAATATAATATTCCCCGCCTAACTTCTCAAACTTCTCTTGCCATTCTTTTTGTGCAGGACTAATTTTCCCGATGGATGATTTTACTTCCAATGCTATTGCCCTTACAACATTCACTCCCCTATAAGCAAGGTCATCCCATTCAGCACTTGGCTTCCACACCAATATATCGGCACTCCCCTTCTTCCCAAACTTTATATATCTCATTTTACCATTCTGACCTTTTACCGGCATAGCACCACTGTTGTTTCTAATAAACATTAATTTACCTTGATTTTCTAATACTTGCAGGTAGTTCTTAATGGTTCGCTGTATATCATTTTCCTTTAGTTTATATTTATAGTTTGGTGGTTTAGTCATCTGGTAACTCCTTCGGGAAATATTTTTGCTCTGCTTTCTTTATTTCAGTTATAACTTCCCCTGCTGTAATCCCCCAATTATTGACTGATGCGTTTAATAAATCTCTTTTTATTCGCTCCCACATTTTCTCAAACGCCTCACCTCGTTGCAAGAGATAAACAATCTCATCAAATTCTTTTATATCCTCAGCGGTCATACTTACTTCCCATTTATCGCCTTTATACCCTGTATATTCTTTTAATATTCCAATTGCTTCAAATGTATTCACAATGCCACCTCTTTTTTCGGATAATAACCTTCCTTCTGGTCTACTTCTTTCATCTTCTTTGCTAATTCCTGTCGTAAACCTGCTATCATATCAGACTGGTCTTTGAATGTTTGTATCGTTGTTTCCATAAAATCGCTCACAAGAACTATTCTATTGTTTTCTGCAAATGGACCACATTCACCATCATATAATTTTTTTATCATTTCTAAACCTTCAATACTCACGATTTCACCTCCTTTACATAAATGGCCTATTTAAGATGTTTGTAATTAGCTGTTGATCCTCCGTGCCATACTCAAATTCTACTTGCTTAATATACTTATCGTTTACCCGAGTATTTTCTTTCTGTTGTGCCTTCAGCTCCGGGCTGAAATGGCGGGAAAACTTTTTTTTCGCTTTCTTCTCATTCAATTGATAGGGTTTCCTCTTGTGTGGCACACCCCACCGCCGTAAATAATTATATATAGTATTTATACCCACGCCATATTCAACGGCAATTTTGGCTACGAAAACATCTGCTTTATATAGCTCGATTATTTTATCTTTATTGGCCAAGATTCTTTGACCGATGATAATTTTATTCATTTATTTACCTCCTTTTAAATCTTTTTCTAATTCCATTTCTCTCTTTAAATTTTCTATCCTGGAAATCCCAGTGGAATACTTCCTTGTCCAGATTCAGGGGCGTGCACACCCAGGATTGCAGCCTGCCGGTCGAAGCGATATCCTTTCCGGTCATGCCGACTATTCGTGCCGGTTCATGACGTGTACAGCTTACAATGTAGTATGAATTATTCAAGGCGAGGGTATTGAGCATGGTGCCCCCGGCAAATGCCGACGGCCAGAATATGATTTCCGCGCCGGCATCTTTCAGTTTACGCCAGTTCTCCGGCCAGTTAGCATCGAAGCAAATCTGCATCCCGATGATACCGAAATCTGTGGTAAATACCGGCGGCTCAACCGGGCCGGGTGAGATGCCTTTTTGATTTCGCCTTCGGTCGGATTAATTTTATCATAC